TTAAAGTGCAAAGGCAAGAAGAGAGGCTACATAGAGCAGAATAATTTAGAGATACGAGGTAACATGTTATTTAGAGCAGACTTTGGCAAAAGCGATACTATACACACCACACGAGAAGCAGATGATGATTCACAACTCCATCAATTGGGGGAGTGAGAAATATTATATTCTGAATATCGGTAGGCAGTTTGGCAAGACATTACTTGCTAGCAATCAATTACTTTATTGGGCATTGAACAATAATGGTATTAAATGCGCTTGGGTATCACCTACGTATAAGCAATGTAAGAAAGTATTTGATGAGGTTTATAAAGCGTTTGCAAAGCGACCTGAGATTTACAAAACAGTTAACCGAAGTGAGTTATTACTTGAATATGCTTCCGGTAGTACGATTCAGTTCTTTAGTGCTGAACGATACGATAATATTCGTGGATTTACTTTTGAGTATTTGGTTTGTGATGAGTTTGCATTTATGAGTGAGCAATCATGGACTGAAGTATTAAGGGCAACCGTAATTGTTAAGGGTAAAAAGGTTTTACTTATTTCAACTCCAAAAGGTCGAAATCACTTTTACAAACTTTACCAGTTGGATGGGTACAATCCTCAGTACAAGTCTTTCACTATGACTTCATACGATAATCCAATGATTAACCCAACTGAAATAGATGATGCAAGGGCAACTTTACCGGATCATGTATTCAGACAAGAATACTTAGCTGAGTTTATTGATGGTGGTGCTGGAATGTTTAAGGATGTAAAAATTACTCTTGAACCTGAACTCACAGGTAAATATTACGCTGGTATTGATATAGGTAGGGCGGATGATTATACGGTACTTACTATCCTAAACAATAAAGCTGAGATGGTTTACTGCAACCGTTGGCGACACATGGATTGGTCAGAGATAGTGCGTGAAGTATCAAAAGAGTTAACAAAATACAATCCTGATACTTTGGTTGAGGTTAACTCAGTCGGTGATGCGGTTTGTGAAATGATTATGGATGCTAATAAAACGGTTTACGTGGACAGCTTTGTAACCACATCCAAAAGCAAAAAGGACATCGTTGAAAATCTAATTGTAGCAAATCAAGATAAGACTTTAAAAGTTTTAGATGTTGACTGGTTGCTTAAAGAAATGGAAGTATTCAGTTACGAATACAATCCAAAGACACGAAGCGTTAAATATTCCGCACCATTTGGATTCCAGATGATGGGGTTATGTCTTTGGCCATTGCCTATGAAAGTTATAGGAGGGGTGAAAAATCTTTCTTAAATTCAACCTTTAGATAGGGTACAAAACAAAACACAATAACACTTTACTTATGATGAAAGGCAAATTACCAAAAAGCTGGGATGATGTAACGCTAAGGCATTTGATTGAGATTGAGAGAATCAAGAATGATAAATCAATCGACAAAGAGCCTTATGCCGATATTACTCGCAGTTTATTGATACTCAGTTTATTTACCGGAATACCTTATGGATTTTATGAGGAAATGCCGATGAACGAACTAAAGGAAGATATTAAGAGTATTGATTTTTTAAAAACAATGCCATCTGATCAGCCTAGAAAAAAGTTTAAATGTGGCGGTTACAGTTGGAAAGTAAACTTTGACATTAACGAACTTTCAGCGACTGATTTTATTGAACATTATGAGTTGACAAAGGACAGCATTAAGGTTATTGAAAATAGTAATCGAATTATGGCTTTATATTGTCAGCCTTATAAATATGGTTTTAAGAAGAAACTCGATAACAAAGAAAAAGCGGAGATTCTAAAAGACACACCGTTAACGGTTATTTATCCGCTTGTGGTTTTTTTTTGCAATCTATATCCGCTTTTATTAGAGGGTATAAAGGATTATTTGAGCAGCGCAGACAAGATCCTGACGAAGAAGTTCGAGGAAATCAGCCAAGATCAAGCGGAAGTAGTTTGATGTGGTATTATGTTTTGGATAATTTGAGCAATAGTAATCCGTTGCTGTGGGATGAGATAATGAAGTGGAAAGCGATGAAGTTTTTAAATGTATTACAATTTTATAGAATAAAAGAAAAAGAATTAGAATGGCAGAGGCAAGAGGCACAGCGCAAATCAATGATGAGATAAGCAAATGGCTTGATGAATCATTTGAGGATGCTTTATTATTTACTCGTGGAAATAATGCCATTACTGATGTCATTAATAAATATATTGAGGTTTGGCGGAATCAGTTAGAGAAAAATAAACACATTGGCGCAACTCGTAATGTTTACCAAACACTAGGCACAGGCTGGAGTGTTAAGGTATTAAACAAGCAGATGAGCATTATTTTAGAGCTGCCCGAATATTATTACTATACTGATAAAAAAAGAGAGCCAACTTCAGGAAGTGGAAACGGTGCAGTTCGTAAAGCTTTAGTATATCAATCTTCATCTTTACGTGGTTGGATAGCTGCAAAAGGTTTGGTGCCTTCATCCGGTATGGAGTTTAAATATAAACGTAAGCTTGCAGATGGAACTGAAAAAACCTATACACGTAAATTAAATGCCAAGCAAGCAAACAGAGCATTGTCTTTTATGATTTCTAAAAAGATTCACGAAAAAGGTTTTAAAGGTACAGGATGGTTTTCAAGTAAATTAAAAGACTTTGAAAGAGATATAACAAAAGCTGCTAATGAGCAATTCGGAGGCGGTGATATAAATATTCAAATAATTACAAGATAATGGCGATAACGATTCAACAATATCCAATAGGTGGCCAATATATTACAATGGCACATAATCCTGTTGAATATGTAGTAAGTTCAAATAATACTGCACAGCCTAATTTTAAATATATTGCAGATTTAAGCTGGACATCCGGAACAACTTCGGTTAGATATATTCAGGGTGCTGATCCTACTAATGGAAGATGCAGATTTGATTTATCAAGCGTGCTAAGAAATGTTGTTACTTATGATCCGCCTGTTGATGCATTAAATGATTTTTATGATTGCAAAAATTCTTATTCTACTTTAACTATTAAGTTTGGTGAGCAGTATGGGCCTACAAGCGCGATAACTAATTATGTGAATTTACAATCCGATGGCATGTACATTTGGAATGCATGTATTCCAATTAATAGATGGTGGAATAATCAAACTACTGTACCTGAATTATATAGCGTTAAAGATTACAAAAGTAAATTTTTAACTGACTATCCATTTAGAGTTCAAGACAATGGTATTAAGGTTTGTTATAATGATAGGCATTTTTTATATTTTTTGCAAAGTGGAATAAATGATGATGTTTACCAAGTAAAGATTGAACTTTATAAAAGTGGAAGCGTTTGGAATACTATATATTGGGATTGTCCGGCTGCAATAAATAAAACAAAAAATGTTGTACGGATTGGAGTTGGTCCTTTAAATTTACAAACTTCAGGAACTGAATTAAATTATTTTAGTTCACAAAGTCCATGCATTGATGAAGATGTTGAATATTATTCAGTAGTATTATTGGATGATAAAGCAACAGAATTAACTGAAACTTTATTTTTTAGCATTAACTGTGAATGTACTTGGGAAACTCCTTATAGATTGTGTTTTTTAAATTCTTTAGGTGGATATGATTTTTTCAATTTTAACTGGAATAGTAAAAAAAGTTCATCTTATGAAAAGTCATATTTTAAACGTAAAGCATGGTCGTGGAGTAGTGATGCTTCTCCAACTGTATCATATAGATCAAATTATAGAGGTAAAGTTCAATATAGTACAATTGCAACTGATAGACTTCAATTAACTTCCGGATGGATAACTGAAGAAGAAAGCGCATGGCTTGAAGAACTTATTTCTTCACCTGATGTATATATTTTAGATAATGAAACTGGTCAACTTACAGCGGTAACAGTTACCGATACTCAGTATGATTATAAGACTTTGGAATATGACCAACTGTTTAACTTGACGGTTAATTTAGAATTTGCACACAATAGATACAGGCAATCATTATGATAAAAACTGATATAATACTTAACGGTAGATTTTTGGAATTGATTAATGATGTATCAATGCCTTTTACTTATCAGATTGCCGATGTAAAAGATCCATCAAAGAAAAACACAAACTTTAGTAAAACCATTACTTTACCGGGTACAAGAGTAAATAACGAGGTATTTGGATGGATTTGGGACACAAATGTTTCAATAAATTCTAGTGGCTCAGTAAACTTCACTCCTTCATTTAATCCGAATAAGAAAGCCGATGTTGTAATTCTTTACGATGGTGCGGAGATATTTAAAGGATTCATGAAGCTTGACCGGATAAAAGTATTATCAGATTATAAGATTGAATATGATGTTACATGCTTCGGTAAGCTTAAAGATTTGTTTTTAGAGATAGGTGAGAAAACACTTGGAGAACTTGACCTTAGTAAATACAATCACAATTATACCTATGACATTTTAAAAGCTTCTTGGGACAATTACATTTACAAAGATGGTCAAGTAGTACCATTCAACAAGGGTGATGGATACGTATATCCGATGGTTGATTATGCTATGAATAACAACTTTGATTGGAAGGTTACTCACTTTTACCCATGTATTTATTACAAAACAATTATTAATGAAATTATTACTCAGGCTGGTTTTAAGTATGATGGTGCAATATTTAATGACAATGATTTTAAAAGCTTAGTTGTAAACTACGGAAACGGAGATTTAAAACTTAGCACAACACAGATTGATGACAGGACATTCAGAGCAAGCAGTACAGCATTGCAAAAGTATGATGTTAGCTTTGGTGCAGTAATTGGAACAGGCGGAAACAATAGAACATTACAAGTAAATAAAATTATTTTTACTGATGATACTACTTCGCCAAACTTTGATCCTGGTAATAATTACGATACAATAACAAGTAGATATAAAGCACCATTTAGCGGACTTTTTAAATTTACAGCTTCAGTTGACTTTAGTGCCAAGCACATGCCACAAAATGCAAGCAGCACATTTACTTTGGCAATTCAAAAAATAGGTGATTTAATTATCCGTAGAGGTATTCCAACTTCAGTTGGTGGAACAACATATACTTATATTGATATAAATTATCTACCGGTTTATGTTCAAGCATTTAACGGTAACAATCAAACTCCGCAGAATAGTTTATTGATGACATTCAGTACACCAATTACAAGTGGTACTACTTCATTATCAATAAATGCTTCAAATATTGTAAATGTAAACTTAGCAAAGGATGACATAATTGAAGCTACATTTAGTAGAACAACTGGATTGGTTAATGCTTCAGTTTTCGGGTTGACTGGTGCGCAAAGAAATGTATATGGTGATTTGGTAACATCAGACTCACACATGATTTTAAATGTTGAGGTTGGAAGTAATTTAAAATGTGAATTGCCATTAACATCATTAGCTGAGGGAGATTTGGTGCAGATGTCGAATATACTTCCACCAACAATAAAACAAAAAGATTTCTTAAGTTCATTCTTTAAGTTGTTTAATATTTATACTGAAACGGACAAAGATGAGTTAAATTATTTGCATTTTGAATCTAGACCTGATTTTTACGCTACAAGTGGAACAATACGCAATTGGGATAATAAGCTTGATTACTCACAAAACTATGAGGTTATTCCGATGGGGGACTTGGATGCAAGGACTTACATGTTCAAGTTCAAAGATGATGGTGATTTTTGGAATGACTTTTATAAAAAGAAATACGGAGAAACATACGGACAAAAAAAGTTTGATATTGACAATGATTGGTTAAATAACACAAATTTAACTGAAGTAATATTTAGTCCTACTCCATTAGTTGACAGGGTTGGAGATGATAAGATAATACCTAGAATATTCCAATTAAATAACAATGGTCAAGCTGTACCTAAGATATCAAATTTACGTTTGTGGTATTATGGTGGAGTAAAAACAACTGCGAATCCTTATAATATAATTACTTCATCCGGTACAACATATCAAGAAACTACTTATGCTTATGCTGGTCATTTGGATGATGTGCAGAATCCGACTTTTGATGTAAACTTTTATTTACCTATTGAAGTATTTTATACTGCAACAACTTACACGAATAACAATATTTTTAATAAGTATTACAAGCAGTTTATTAATGAGATAACAAGTAAAGATTCAAAGATATTTAAAGGACAGTTTCACTTAAATGCCTTAGATATTGCACTACTTAACTTTAGAGATTTATATTACTTTCATGGTGATTATTGGATATTAAATAAGATTTACGATTACAATCCGATTGAGCAGAATAAAACTACTACTTGCGAATTTTTAAAGTTAAAAGGTGGAGTACCATTTATTCCTACTTCGGGAACTACAAATGGTGGTAATGATGTAAAGTTTGATAATGATGTATGGCCGACATACAATGATTCAATTCCTAGAGATGGTAACATTTACAATAGTGATGCAGTTGTAACCGGAAGTGATGTTGTTGTTAGCGAATCTACTCAGGGCGCAATGATTAATGGTAAGTTGGTTAGTGTTGGAGGGAATACTCAGTTGGTTACTATATTAAGTTCAAGCGGTACTACTGTTGCTGGTGGTGTTGAAAGGGTAACTGTTATCAATTCAGATAATGCAATTATTGATACAACTTACACAGGCAAAACCGTAATAAACGGAACTATATACGGTCAAAAAAATATTATTTGGACAAATACAACTTATACTTTTGATGGGACTGAAAGCGGTGCATTAGCATTATTTGAAATAAGTTCAGATACTGCATGTTATTTACCATTCCCATCTCAGATTCAAAATGGATATTCAATTGAAATTAAAAACGCAAATGGTACAGCTAAACAATTAACAGTTATGATTCAATCAGATAGTGTTGTTCCTACGTATGGTCCGGGTGATAGCACAGATCCAATTGAATATAAACTTAATGAAGGGGATGCAAATTTTTTTACTTACTATAATGAATTTTGGTTTATACATTAAACTATGGGACACAGAAGAAGTAATGGCGGTGGAATAACCGATGGAGATAAAGGTGATATTACTGTAAGTGGCACAGGTGCTACTTTCACCATTGATAACAATGCAGTAACTAATGCAAAGATAAATGATGTTGCAGCTACAAAAGTAACTGAGGACAGCACTCATAGATTTACAACTGATACTGAGAAATCAACGTGGAACGGTAAACAAGCTGCCTTAGTTAGTGCGACAAACATTAAAACAATTAATGGTTCATCAATACTTGGCAGCGGTGATTTAGCAATCAGTTCCCCAAGTCCTGATGGATTTACATATATTGTTAAACCAGCAAATCAAGATGTAACCAATGCCGGAGTAACAAACGATACTGATTTTAGTTTTTCGGTTGTTGCTGCTGGTCAGTACATGGTAGAAATGGAAGTCGCAATGTCAGGTAATAACACAACTGGTGATTACACTTTTGATTTTCAAGTTTCAGCTGGCACTATGAAAGGAAAAGGTACAGCACAAAATTTAACTGCTGCTGCTGCAATTCAAAACATTATTGTTACTGCTGCTGTTGCTGCAAATACAACTGCTGTTGCTTGTGGTATTGTTACTGCTGACTTAGATGATGTAATCGCTATGAGAATTATTTATTCTTTTACAGCTTCAGCAAACGCAACATTCAGATATAGATTTGGAAATGCAACTGCTGGAACTGGTAGAACATCACGTACATGGAAAGGTTCAGTTATGAAATATAAAACATTAGATTAAAATGGCAAATACAGTCGCAATAGACGTTAAAATAAATGCTTTAGAAGCATCAAAAAGTTTAAAAGAATTAAGGACAGGATTAAAAGATGCAGTCAACGAACTTGCTGGACTTGAAACAGGAACACAAGATTTTAAAAGATTAGCTGGTGCAATTGATGATGCTAAAGATAGGATTGAAAAGCTTAACGCAGATATTGAACAAGTTGGTGGTGCTGGAAAATTTGGTGCAATTGCTGACTTTGGAAGTAAAATAGCTGCTGGCTTTGAAGTTGCTCAGGGTGCTATGGCTTTATTTGGAAGCGAATCTGAACAAGTAAAACAAGCACTTGAAAAAGTTCAAGCTGCAATGGCATTAACGCAAGGTTTAAAAGACTTATCTGAATTTGGAAAATCATGGACACAACTAAAAACAGTTGTTGGTGATTTTGGTAAGTCAGCAATGGCTGCTTTACAAGGAATGAAAGCTGGTATCGCTGCAACTGGTATTGGTGTTTTGCTTGTTGCTGTCGGTGCATTGGTTGCTTATTGGGATGACATTAAAGGTTTCTTTGATTCATTAAGTGAAGGCGCTGAAAAAACCAAAGCATTAAATGAAACTTTAGGCGATTTTAAAAAAGGCGCACAGGATGCTTTTAAAGAAATTAATGATGTTAAGGTAGCATTTCAACAAGCAAAAGATGGTGTATTATCAAAAGAAGAAGCATTAAAAAAATACAATGATACATTAGGCCCAACATTAGGATTAGCTAAAGATTTAAATGAAGCTGAAGCTATAATGATTAAAAAAGCTGATGCATATATAAAAGCGCAAGGATTAAAAGCGCAAGCAAATGCATTATTTAATAAAGCTGCAGAAGAACAAGCTAAATCATTAACTGCAAGTGTTGAAGATCAAACAAATATTATAGATAAAAGTTTAGGATTATTTTTTAAAGTTCAAGGACAAGCTGCATTAAGTGAAAACATATTAAAAGAACAACAAGATAGAGGTGTAAAAAATGCTCAAAAAAATGCAGATCAAAAGAAAAAAATATTTGAAGAAGAAGGTCAAAATCTTTTAAAACAAGCGGATGCTTTAATGAAAAATTTTGATATAACTGAGAAAAAAACAATTACTAATAGTCAAAATAATTACAAAAAGAAAGCCGAAGTTAAAATTAAAATTGAGAAAAAATTATTACAAGATATGGAAATGATACAAGTTGAAGAAGTATCAAGCAACCAAAAAAGAAATGATGATATTTTAAAATCTAATTTTGATTTTGAAAAAGCTCAACTTGAAATGTTAAAAGCTCAATCTGATAAGAAAAAAAGATTAAATGAAAGTAATTATAATGAAGAATATGAAATTGCTAAAATGCAATTAGATAAAATATTAAATGATGAAAATAAAAACAATTTTGATAGATTAATTGCACAAGAACAATTTAATGCAAAAGTATCTGAATTAGATGAAATTGAAAGAGAAAGAAAACAAAAAGCAGCAGATGCAACACTAAATATTACAAAAGGCGCGTTACAAGCCACAGCCGATTTAGTGTCTGCATTTGCTGGTAAATCAGTTGAAGCACAAAAGAAAGCATTTGAATTTCAAAAAGGTGTAAACATAGCAAACGCAATTATTGATACTTATCAAAGTGCTGTTGCAGCTTATAAAGGTTCAATTGGTGTGCCTATTGTTGGGCCTGTACTTGCACCGATAGCAGCAGCCACAGCGGTTGCGGCTGGTATTGCAAACATTCGTAAGATTGAACAAACAAACTTTAATTCAAAAGATAGTCCTTCAAGTGGCGGTGGTGGTGGTGGTGGATCATTTGCGCCTAACTTATCCGCACCAGTTGGAAATACATCCACAAACTTAGCATCTATAGGATTCGGTCAAGAACAAACAGCAGAGCCTGTTAAAGTATTTGTAACTGAAACAGATATTTCAAGCAGTCAAAAGAACGTACAAAAAATAGAACAAAAAGCATCAATAGAATAAAATGGAAAAACTAAACCCAAAAAGAAAACTGCCAGTATTTAAGGCATTTATAGATGAAGATTTTGCAGAAATTGATGGTGAGCAAATAAGCACCGGACTTAATGCAATAAGCTTTGTTGACCAACCTGCAACTGATTTATTATTTATGGCATTTAATGACCATAGTAAAATGAAGTTTAAAGTAACCAACAAAGAAAAAAAGATAGTAAGCGGTGTGGCAATGGCTGCCGATATGCCGATTTACAGAAACGAAAACGGATTTGAATTTTATGTTCAATTCAGTAAAGATGATATTTTTAAGATTGGAAAAAAGTTCTTCAGAGATAATCTGATAAATAAAGTAAACTTAATGCACCAAGATAATGCTTATCAAGAGGGAGTATATGTCATTGAATCTTTGTTTATTGATTCTGAAAGAGGAACTAAGGCACCTGAGCAATTTGGTAAATTATCAGATGGCTCATGGTGGGTATCATTTGCAGTTGATAACATTGAACTTTGGGAAAACAAAATTAAAGCTGGTGAAGTTTTAGGATTCTCAGTTGAAGGAATTTTTAAACACGCAAAAATAAAAGAAGAACAAGCGCAAAAGCTTGAAACTCTGCACAATAGGATTGCACAAATGAGAAAACATTTAGCAGAAATCGTAACAAAAAATAATTAATTAACACTTATAATATGATGCTACCTGAAAACACAATTAATGAATTAAAGGCTTTGTTTGATGATGCGAAGAAATTTTTCTTTGCTGAACAAAAGCCAAGTCCGTCAAAAAAATTCTCATTAGAGGGAGTTTTAGAAGATGGTACGATGGTAGAGATTGACCTTGACATGCCCATAGTTGGTGCAATGGTTATGGCGATTTCTACTGATGGAGTTGAATCTCCAATTGCCGATGGTGAATACACAGTTAAAATCGGTGAAGCAATCTACAAAATTAAAACAGTTGGTGGTTACATTGCTGAATCAGATGCACCTTTAGAGAAGCCTAAAGAAGCACCAGTTGTTGAAGAAGTTCCAGTTGCTGAAGTTCCTCTTGAAGCTGGTAACAATGAAATGGAAATGGCAAAAGAAAAAATAAATGAACTTGAAGCACGTATTAAAACCATCGAGGAAAAGATGGGTGCTAAAGTTGACTCCGAAAAAATGGAGGAAGAAAACAAAGCTGTGAGAGAAATCACAGTTAAAATGCAATCACAAATTGATTTACTTTCTAAAGAGAATGGTGAACTTCGTGAAAGTTCTAAAAAGCTTATTGAGGGTATTGAAGCAATCCTAAACAAGCCAGCTTCAGCACCAACTCATAAAGCACCTGAAAAGAAAGTGAATACTGTTTCAATTGCTGAATTCAAAAAACAATATCTAAACTATTAAAAATAAAAACAAAAAATCATGGCACTAAGTTTTGATGGACTAACAGCTTATGTAGAAGAAAACAAAGCTGACCTTATCTCTAAGGCAATCCTTGGCGGTAAAACTATGGATTTAGTTGATGTACGTTATGGCATCAAATCCGCTGAACAAATTCCTACACTTGAATCTACTACTCCTTTTCAGAGTGCATCTTCTTGTGGGTTTACTACTTCAGGAACTACAACTATTGGTAGAATATTACTTTCTACTAATCCAATCGCAGTTGCTGAACAAATCTGCTTGCAAGATTTAGAAGCATATTTCACTCAGAAATATCTTCCACAAGGTGCAAATGTAGATACTACAACTATCGCTGCCGACATCATTAATCGTAAGGTTGCTAATATCGCACGTTCAGTTGAACAAGCTTTGTGGCAAGGTAAGACTACTTACACAAATTCAACTGTATTAAAGCAATTCAATGGTTTCTTAGCAACTGTTGATGCTGGTTCAGGATTTGTTTCTGCTACTCAGCAAGCTTCAATTTCTGCTTCAACTGTACTTGGTATCTTTGAAGATATATACACTAAAGTTCCAGCTGCTGCTATCTACAATGAGCCAGTTATAGCTTTCTGCGGAATGGATACTTTCAGAATCTTGTTAAATAAGATTACTTCAACTTATGGATTCTACGGTAACTACACAACTGATGCTGCTGCTGGACGTTGGGAAATTACTTATCCGGGTACTAACATGAAAGTTATTGCAGTACCGGGTATGAATGCTGATAATCCAGTTGACACAGGTTCTTTACCAACTGCTGTTAAAAACCGTATCGTAGCTTCTTATGCTTCTAACTTCGTAGTTGGAACTGATTTAGGAACTGACATGGCTAACATTGAAGCTTGGTATTCTCAGGATGACAGAGTATGGAAAATGTACTCACGTTTCAGACTTGGAACAGCTATTAAATTCATGGATCACGTAGTTCAGTACACTAACTCTTAATAAACAAAAATAAGGGTGGGAGAAATCTCACCCTTTAAAAATTAAAAAAATATGGCTTGTAATTTTTATGAAGGTATAGCATTAGCTTGTAACGATGGAATCTCTGGAGTTCAAGCTATTTGGATAACTGAGTTCAACTCGGTTACATCCACAACAGTAACTTCCGGTAGTATTACAGCTTTAACACAAGCTGCCGGAACTAAATTTTGGTATATAGATTCTCACTCAGAAAATATTTCTTTTACTCAAAGCACCGTTGGAACACAGACTACTCCTTATTCCACTACGCAGACCTGTACATTCACTGTGAATGTCCATACAGCTAAACTTCGTAACTGGATAAATACAGTAAGGCAGAACAAGTTCATGGTATTGATAAAAGACGGTAATGGTAGATATCAGATGATGGGTGCTACTCGCGGCGCTTATGCATCACAGATTGATTCCACTACCGGTAAAATGTTAGCTGACTTCTCAGGATCTACATTTACATTTACTGCAAAAGAACCATTTGAAGCTTATTACGTTGATGGTTCAGTGGTAACTGGATTAGCAACTGGATCATAATATTGCTTTGTTGTGTGTTGGTAAAGCCCATCCCCGTAAGGATGGGTTTTTTTTTGAAACAAAATTTGACCTTATCACACTTATTATTGTATGCAGTTAATAACACGAGGAACGAACAGCACTATAATTTTTACCTTAAAAGAAAAGCAAACTTTAACTAATCCATATTTTTTATTTGAATTAAGATTTAGAGGTGATGGAACTACCGTTAAAACTTTTGTTGCTTCTGATAGTTCTACTTATACTGACAGATACAATCAATTCTTAGTTACCGAAGTAAACGCTGGAAGTGAAATACTAACAAGCGGAACGGTTAATTTGCAAAATGTAGGTGAATGGCATTACCGAATTTTTGAACAAACATCTTCAAGTAACTTAGATGTTGTTAATACTACATCTGAACTTGAAAACGGAATTATAAAAGTATTAACTGGTACTTCATCAACTTCATACACACATCAAATATCAGATAATAGTTATACTTACAATCCATCATGAACGAAATAAATTATAAATACGTTAGCATTAAATTAGGGAATCACAAGCCACCTATTTTTAAAGTTGTAAAAAACCAAGATTGGATTGAATTTGG